TACTTCCTGCCAAGTTTCCGCCTGCAATCTTTGGAGTTAACAAAATAGTATTAGTAGTATCGAACGTAAAAGAAGAATTAAACCTCAACTTACCACTTGTAGCATAGAATGGAATATTTGCCGATGTACCGCCTGATAGGTAAGCATAGTTTAATGCAGGCAAATCTGCAATAACTAAACTTCTAAATGTAGGCGTACCACTTGACCCATTTGGAGAAGCAAAAACTAAATTTTGAGATTGGCTATTTAATGTTGCTGTTAAAGTTCCTGATGTAGTTACTGGACTATTACTTACTGTGAATATAGAAGGCATTGAAAGACCTACTGATGTTACTGTTCCGTTCGTTGGCGAATACCAAGAAAGATTTCCACTTCCATCATTTTTCATAACTTGATTAGCACTTCCTTGTGAAGTAGGTAAATACATCTTGTAACTTGTTGGAGATGATGGAGAGTTGATTTGGATATATCCACTGTTATCAGTATTGTAAAATGTCAACGCTCCATAGCTCGACAATGACTTACCTGCCACTAAATTATACGTTGCTGTTAACGTGCTTCCCGACAAATTATACGACCCTAAATCTGCACTACCGATAGCGTTCTTGTAAGGTATAAACTGCTTTCCTGCCCTTGTTTGGCTTTCCAATACGGTAGTATCTACCGTTGCTGTTGCCCCATCCGTTATCGTACCTCCCGACAATCCATAACCCGCTACCCAAGATGACATTGTACCTGCATTAGCCCACCCCAAAGTACCTGCATTGTCAGTAGTTTGTAAGAACTGACCTGTTGAACCTTGTGAATAAGGCCAAGTGAATGTATGTTGAAGGAATCCGCCCGATGCTGCCCCTTGTATTGTTATTCCCGAAGTATTGCTCCCCGTAGCTAATTTTAATTGCCCTACGATGCTGCCTTGTGTACCTGATGCTAAGGCAGATGTACTTATTAACCCATTAGCATATAGGCTATAAGTTGCTAAGTTTACATTTCCCGTCGCTCCTGTGTACGGAATAAAAGAACCATTTATGTAAGTGCCGATAAAATTACCTACTGTTATTTTCTGCGTCGACCCCGTAGTTCCTGTATAGTAATCCTTAATTAAGTAGTCGCCTGTTGTGCCTGTCGTCGTTGTCGGCAAGTTAGCAACCTTCACCTGTGCAAAAGTAACCGAACTTATTAATAGAAATAATAATATCTTTTTCATTAGTCTACAATTATATTTACTCCATCATCCGTTAGAATTTGTATTCCATCGTCGGTTTCAAGACCTCCCGAAGTTAAATACAAAATAGGTTGGGCCGAATTTATTACTATTTTATTCTTTGAAAGATAATAAGCAAAAGAAGCATCAAATACTAACTGCGGATTGTATACAAAGTTATAATTAGGCGCAGGATATGCCGAAACTCCTGTAAATCCACTATCAAAAATTAACTTATACGTTAAATTTAAATCCCCATAAGTCTGCAAACAAATATCGAAAACCGATTGATTTGGAACGCTTAAAAATACCTGCGAAGTTATTGGAGAAGGATTTAACGTCGAGGTAATCACTGGAGGAGTAGAAGGCGAAGGCACATAACTAAAATTTACTCCCGTTGGGTCTGTTGTTATGTTACCTCCACTTGGAATAATGGAATACAATTTATTTAAGTCGCCAATAGTATTCAAAGCAACATCGAATAAATTCTGTCCACTATTTCCTACGTAATTATCCATTTCGTATCAATCCCTGCGGGAAATTAATATTTAAACCATTTTTGAAATCCGCCGATACTTGGCTCATTTGGTACCCATCACTCTGTAACATCTGCTTAATTAACGCCTCCATAGATAATCCATTTTGAGATTTAAGGTAATTCATTACCCCTACTCCTAATGATGGGAACTGTTTGAAACTTCCTGCGGGAGACATAATAATATCGCTTACATGCTGATTATCCGAAGGACCTACAACAAAATCACCATTAATGATTTGCAAATCATTAGTAACCGAATCTATTATGAAATCCTGATATATCATTTGCCTTGCAATATATTAATATTTTCTAATTCTGCGCGTATTGTTACTACTAAATTCGATTCATGGGAAGTACTTAAACTTGCAGGTAGTCCCGTAGTCGATGGGCTTCCTGGCACATAAGCCGTACAAAAGGCATTCCACTTATTGATAAAATCATTTACCGTATTCTCGATGTTGTTTATTCTCGCTAGTATTCCGCTATTACTATCCGAAGGGTCTACTAATTTAACCATTCCACCAAAACTCCCATCCGCAAACTGAACAGAATCAATATCTGAAAACATTGTAACATAGGCTATATTGCGTGCTGACAGGGCCACTATGACGGAGGAACCAACATTAGGAAAAACTACTAACCCATTTGAGTTTTCCGCACATAGTAGCACTTTCGGCAGGTCCGTTGTTGAATCCGAACCAATAGGCGTACAATCTACAGTCCTATTTACTTTATCTACCGATACCACGTTACACATAAATATTTGAATAATGTCCTTCAAATAAGTACCTGCCATCCGTTGTATCGAAATTTCTATGTCTTTTTCTGCGCTCATAATCCATTTGCTATATCCGTAGCCGTAAATTGATTATCTAACCTTAAATGTAGTTCTATTGTCCTCCTGAATCCACCCATACCGAATTTAACCTTCGTTCCCCGAACTAAATAAATACCTTGCCTTTCCATCACTACGGGTTTATCATTAGCAATAAAGGTACCCGAGTTTACATTGTCATTCAAAGAAACTGCCATTCCATGTTGAACGTAAGGGAGCCCAAAGGATAAAAACGAACCATGCCACCCTTCAAACTTTAACCGGTTTAACCTTTGATTTGCTAATGCCGTAAGATTGGCAAGGTTTAAATCGGGAGATGTGTTAGTAGCCGGAAAAAAGTATTGCGTTCTCATGTCCCCATCCTTGTCCCCGACAATAACCTCCAAACGTGTATTTTTAGTGTTTTTACCTCCTGCTGAATTGGTAGTTGTCAAATCATACTTAGCTACCGAATAAGCTTTTATTCCTAACCTTATATCGTCCTTTCTTAAATATTCAAGGCTTGCCCCATTGTCGATGATGTTCTGCTGAAATCCATAAGCAATAGTCTTGTAAGTCCCCAACTGCAAATCATAGTAATCACCCGGATAGTACACAATACCTGAACAATAAAGATTATTAAACCCATTAGGAGAAAGGTTTGAATCGAGTGAAGTACGAAAGAAACATTCCAACTTATAATCCCTCCGTAACCGCATCAGTACCGAACAAATAGTATCATTCACTGTCCTAAAATCTCCTACACTAGTTTCAACATTTGCCGATGAACCTACTCCGTTAAATACGTTTACTTGTTTTAATGCAGGAATAATAGTATTAACAAGATATAAATAAGTGCTTGATGTCGTGTCGGTAGGTACCGTTGGATTTTTTAACAAATACTGGATAATGCTTTGCACATTGTATGAACTTGCAGGGAATACCATGTTAGGGCATTGGGCTTGTTTTAATATCCACATGTTATCCTCGCAATCAATAACCATCGGCATCTTTGGGTTAACCTTAGTAATCCATCCCGAAAATTCAATGTTTGTTTGGTTTACCCAAACATTCGAAGAATTAAGAAATCGGTACCCTAATTCGATTTGTATTTTATCCCCACGTAATAATATCGGCGGGTTGTTGTTTCCCGATACACTAACATAGGTTGGTTGAGATACCCACGACATAACCTGACCTGATGATAACTGTATATAAATATTTTTAGGTATTGTTACTTTCGCCGTTGTTGTTAAGTTTTTCCAACTAGAAACTATTTCAACATTATTAACCGCATTTATTACAAATACCGCACTCCGCGAAGGATAGTCTGTTGTCGGACATTGGGTAATTGTTATTTTCGATATGAGATTAAGTGACATTGACTTGTTGGGCTAAGATTACAGGCGTGTTCTGTATTGCATTGAACTCAAATAATTGGTAATTATATCCTCCTGCGATTTGAGGTATATTCCGATCTAAAACTACTATTTCGTATATGTCCCAATCTTGCAGGAACGTAGATTGAACCTGAATAGGTTGGTTAGATTGAATTGCCGCCTTAAACCAGTCTACTTGTTGCTTTGGTCTGGCATTTCCCGTGCTAAAAAAACCTCCTTTTACATTTAATCGAAATGAGTTCTTTCCGATGTACTCGACTACCTCTCCATCTTTTCCTTGTATCTGCGTTAATACAACGTTATTAACTTGCGTTAATGTCATTATACATACATCAATCCTGAAAGTAGGGTAAGTTATTGTTACTCCCGAGTTTTGGTCCAAATAACTACCTCCTGTTATTGTAAGGCTCCCCCATATTGGTCGTCCAAGTTGCCCAACTCCATCGGGAGCGTCCGCCGTTACTGGAGTTAAAAACTTTCCATTATATTGGGAAGTTGATGGCGGGTAATTGTTAGCCTGTAATGCGTTTATATTTGCCGCCAATTTGTAATCTTCGATATTAACGTAAGATAAACCAAAGGCGTCGACTATAACATCTTTTATTATATTAGTATCTATCATATATCGGCCGATGCGCTAAATTGGTTTAATGCCGTAATTAAAGCCCTAGACACGTGCCCTGTCATCTCTGTCGCCCCTTCCCTGACTGTATGTGCTTCAATCTTTAATAATTCTACTAACTTATTTATGTTGACATTAATAGTTACTTGTTTCGTTCCTGTTACAGAACGTGAATCTTTGGCCGGGTTGGTAGCGTCGGATGATTCTTTCCCTACATTACCTTGTTCTTTCAACTTTTCGGCCGGGCTTTTAGCCTCTCCATAATCCGCACCCCATGCACTTTTAACATCAGTAATTCCTTTTTTTACATCGCCGACTACATTAAGGAAGTTATCCCCTATGGCCTTCATGTGTCCTTTGGCTCCAGTAAAATCTCCTGTTAGGATTCCAACCAATGCCGCCGCCGCATGGTAGGCAGTTGTTAACGGAAGCGTCAAAGAGTCGGATATAGCATGGCCGAAATCCTTTAACGCTATCCATGTTGTATTTACTATTCTTCGGAAGCCTTCAAAATGTTGATAGCATGCATATAGCGCAGTTCCCAATACTGCTACTCCTGCTATAATTAAACCTATCCGATTGGCATTTAACGCTATATTCCATGCCAATTGTGCCGCTGTTACTATTTTCATCGGTAACTCGATAGCAATTACCGCAGTCTTATATGCAATAAATCCGGTTATTAATATTCCCAACCCTACGGCTAAACCTTTAACTAGTTCTTTGTGTTCTTTTATCCAAGCTACGGAAGCTTTCAAAGCTTCTGCTAAATCAATCAAATAAGGAATAATGACCTTTAAGCCATCATTGATTAATCCACCTACGGCAACTTGAGTTTCTTCCATGTTCTTTTTAAAGTTCCCCCATGTGTCGGCCTTCATTGCAGCTTCTGCCGAACCTCCAAACTCCGTACTTAACTCATTTAAAATCATTGCTTGCGCTTCGGCTGCATGTCCCGTAGCTACCAAATTAGCGATTACTTCCTTCTGTGTGTCATTGAAATTGACCCCAACCCTACGCAATGCAGTTATACCTGATACTGGGTCCTGTAATGCTTTTCCCACTTGAACGGCAGCACTCTGTAAATCCTCGCCCATCTTGCTAGCTAGGTCTGCTATTGCTTGTTGAGCCTGCGGAAAAACATCCTCATGAATAGAAGTAAATGTAGTTAATACCGACTGCATAGATGTTACGGCAGTCGTTGTGTAAAGAGAATTTTTTGAAAGGGATTCGCTCAATTCGTCCAGTTCTCCCTTGGATAATCCTACGGCATTATTGGTACTTGTTAACGTAGCTTCTAATTGTGCGCTCGCAACATTAGCATCAGTGAAAGCTTTGAAAGATTCTTTTCCAAACTCGATAATTTTCTCAATGGCAAAGACCTCAACAAACATTTTTTTTAACTCGCTCATTCCTTCGTGAAGAATATCGGCGTGTTCTTTGATGCCTTTCAGGCCATCCTCTACCTGCTGTATTCCATCGAGGTGAATTTTATAGTTAACATCTTCAGCCATCTGTTTTCATTTGTCCTGTTTTCTCGAGAGCGAAGTATAACTGCTCGCGAGCTATGATGAATTTCATTCCTTCGGCTTCGTCCCTTATATCCCCGAAATCCTCCCCGAAATAATATCTAATTAACGCCTTATCGCGTTCAAATCCACTTCCCCTGACCTTCTTACGTGTGTCAACTATTTTTTTTTATACTCGTCAACTAATGGAGTAACCAACTTCATACATGCAGAAGCAAAAGAAGCTTTAATCTTTGCATCTTTGCGTGATTCACTTAGTATTCTTGGGTCGCTCTCCTCGCGGAGTAAACAATCTTGTAGGGTAGTTTCGGCTGCCTTACTTACTTGCTTATCCATGTACGCGTCGATAACGTACATTAATACGTTGTAAGATGGTTGTTGAAGGTACCCAATTACTTGGGCCCCTTCTTCATCCGTGATAACAATTGGAGTTACTTTGTTGTCGTATTGCTTGGATAAAGCTATAGCTTTATCCTCGATTTGCTTTTCTGTTAGTTTTTTCATTTGTAGTTTTTAAAAGTTGTTTATTGATGGTCGATACCTGCAATCGATAAAGTCAATTTAACGGCGATGATAGTATCATTTTGTTTTACCATTACTGGGTCGTTAGTGAACTTCACCATCCGCAAAATATCCGCTTTACTAGCTACCCGGCTACCTCCATAAACTACTTGAAAATCGCTTCTAGGTATTTGTAATGGGTCGTTATTCGGTGCCGATTGAATAATTCTATTCCACTCATCAAGAAATATTTCAATCTCTCCATGATATTCGTAGTTACCAACTGCTTCCGAAATTGGATAAACTCCTGCACCGTATTGTAATTCAGTTTTTTGTTTTGCTTCGTAGCTAATCGAACGAATCCCGATTAAAGGAACTCCGAAGTTAACCCAAGTAACATTAGACCATGCGTAGTTAACGCCATTTATTAAAGGTGTCATTAGATTGTCGGTATTGATGAAACACTATTTACGTTAATTGTAATCGTCCTAGCAATAGGGTTATTTATTTCGTACAAAGTAACCACTAATCCTCCTTGAGTTGTGATGTTTTGTAGCGGATTGATAACCGTACGTACTGCTGATAACTCACCTTTGCTTACCATGTTTGTCGTCAACGTGTTGTCGCCAACTGATTGAAGCGAGTAAACAAGTGGAATATAAATTGTACCATCGGCATTCAAAGTAATTTGGCTTTTCACTATCGGTAAATAAGCTTGGTACATTAACCTTTCGATTTTTTGTTGCACCCTATTTTGCTCGATATAAGCGTAGTTACTATTGCTGATGATAGCACAATGAGAATCGTTAAAATAAGTTCCAACGTATCCTACGTAGTTTCCAGTATAGATGTATCGGTAGTTATCCAATTGAGTTTGTAATCCTGTGCTAACGGCACTAAATAAGGTATTGTTAGCGAAGGCTACTAAATTATTCTCCGTTCCGTTGCTGATGTTGAACGATGGAATCGGCTGTGCAATATCTTGAGATACTGGAGCCAATGAAACACATCCAAGCAAAGCTCCTAAGTTAGTTATTGACTTTCCGTAAGCTTTGTAAAGTGCCCATCCTTGTGCTGCTCCATCTTGCGAAATGTTAACACTCACATAGTTTGCAGTTTGTAAGCTAAGGTTAGTTAATGTCGATAGGTCGCTTACTGCTGTGATGTCCTCTGCTAAAATCAACTGAACAGGCATTTTATTGCTGTCCAAAGTTGTAGCGATAGCTTGCAATGCCACGATGTCGGAAGTACCATAAGTACCAAAGGCACGCGAAGGAGCATAAATTCCCATTTGTCTAATTTGCCCTTGTGATGCTACTTGCAAAGTTTGAACCTCTATAAATGCAGTCGAAGGAGCCGATGTAATTGATACCCATAACTGTCCGTTTGGATTCATTCGAAAGTATTCCGAAATATGATAATACCAGTTATTAATTGTCGAAGCTACTCCGCTCGCAAATTGAGTAATCGCTGCATCTCCTGATGCCGTTCCTGTAACCGATATTGGAGTTCCTGTATTCAAAGCAACTCCCAATCCTTTACGCGCTGTTATTGCTACCGATGTACTTGTCGCAAGGGCAGTGTATCCACCTGTTGTAGCTTGATTAGCATTGATGGCCGCCGCTACGTTAGTGGCAAAAGTTCCCGCCGTGCTATCCGCAGTTACTGTAGTGTAAGTACATAAAAGAACTTTATTCGGGTTGGTATTCGTATTCAATGGATTCACTGGCTCCTGAACGTAAACATTCAAGGTAAGCCCGGCAGATGCAGCCGAAGACATTACTAAGTCTCCTACTGCTTGAGTTTCGTCGGTTGAGTTTCCAGTTATTCCTACATTGATAGCATCTTGGACGCTAAACATTTGCTTGTAACCCGCAGAAGGAAATGAAGCCGGGGCCGTACCATACAAAACAAGACCACTGATGTAGTCTTGTCCTGCTAATGGTGTGCCATTGGTCGAAATCCCTTTGTTGATTACTATTCCTGTTTGGAAAGTTCCCATTATTTCTTAATTTTTTCGTTTATTTTGTTTAATAAGTCCTGAAAGTCGGATGACTTCGCTATCTCGGCCGCTGCCGTTAATATCTCTAGTTTCTCCTTTTCAGTTTTTCTATCCGATACGGCTTGACTTGCCAAAATTTCATCCCTTGTTAAAGTGATTGCAATAGGATTGTAAGCAATGTTAACAAACGCATCTTTGTAAGTTGGGATACGATTTATGACAGTTTTAATCTTTACCAGTCCTTTTACTGCTCCGGGTAGTGTTTCAACGTGTTGTGAGCCTTTACTCATTCCTGTTTCTTCGTCGATTTCGTGAACTTCGAGTTTGAACTTTTGGAAAAAGAAATCCCCATCTTCGTTAAAATATACTTCTTTAATCTTAGGATTTGCAAGGAGCGTATTTTGCAACGCCCTTGTAATTTGAAAATCTTGTTTCTTTGCCATTGTAGTTTTTTTATTGGTTATTAATTAATTGCTCTTGCGTATTCAACCCAAGTTTGAGATTGTGCATCGAATACACAATTCATTACTACGATTGAATTTGCCGTACCTACGATAGTCGAGGAAGTATACGTAAATCCTGCGCCTAAAGTAATTGTATGCCCTGTCGCATCCATTGGAAACTTCAACAACATTTCATCTCCATCGTATGGAGTAGTTGTATCCGCAGTTACTGTAATTGCTCCAGTAATTTGAGCGAACAATACTGTAATAAATTCGCTCAAAGGATTTGCAGGAGTAATTTTCACCGATGCAGCGTATGCAGGGGTTTGAATCTCCCTATAATACATTTGCGCGTATCCTCCATTCGCAGGTTCTTGAGAGTACCGAGTACCTTTAGTATATGCCATAAATTTATTTATTAAATGTTAATACTATTGAACTGCTTTGGATGTTTCAATCCATTTTACTCCATCAAAAGTAAAAATAACGATAGCCCTTTTTGATGCAGATAAAGCGATAGTGCTATCAGCGGCTAAGAAAGCAAAGCCACCTACAGAAGATGAACCCGAGTTTCTAAATTTAACGTTGTTTTTAGTAGATGTTTTATTCAAAAACTCGAATTTCAAAACATCGCCTAAGAACGCATTAGTGTTAGATTTCAATACGATTGTTACGCTGTCATTGATTGCAGTTGGTTTAACAATAGTAGTGTAGTAGTTAGGTACTACTTTCAAGGTGTCGGCTCCTGCCACCTCTGTATACGATACATATCCGTAAGTCAATATACGACCTGTATTGTCATTTGTAGGAGGTCCTGAACCCCAACGTGGAGTTGTGTTTTGTGCTAATACTGTACCGATTACAAGTACTAAAAATAAAGATAAGATTGTTTTCATTTTTTTTAGGTTTTAAAGGGGGTTATTAGCCCCCCGATTAATTTATGCAGTTAAAGTTGTATACAATACTACTTGGTCGGCCCATCCGACTTGAACATCCACTTTTTGTTCCGCACGTACTGCCCAAAGGTCGGAGAAGTTCAAAATGGGTGCCATCTTCAAGTTTTCTTTATCTCCGAATTCATTCACGCCGATAAATAATACTGAAGATTGAGGATTGGGATTTGCCAAACACATGATGATAGTGTTATCAGGAATACCTGCGCAACGTACTACATCGTAACCATTCCATTTGTCTTGAGATGCTTCGGTAGTATCTTGGTTTTTGAAGGTGTCAGTTCTTAAAGCTGTGTTATATAATAACCATGTGTTATAAGATACCAATACTTTCAATCCCATAGCTCCGTATTTCGCCAAGTTTGCAGGAGGTACTAACCCTATCATTGTGTCCATTGTCGAACGGATGTTAGCCGCAGTCAAAGTAACTGGCGATGGCACTTGGATAGTGTTTGCATCGCTTAACATCTTTTCGATAAGACCATCGAAATAATAGAAATTAGTATTTTTGGTTGCAGTAGTCAACGCTGTTGGTACTGTTTGAGTCCCTGTAGTTGGATTGTAAGCCAACCTTGATTGCCAAATTGCATACTCGTAGTATTGGTTAACACGACGCATCAATTGCAACAACAAAAAGTTATTTGCAGTTGGAGGTAATGCCCTATCCATTAACAATTTTTGCAATTCAGGAGCAAAAAATGAAGTTTCAAAATCATGTGGGTTAAACTCCATATACAAATCGAAACGTTGTGGAATCAATTGTTTATAATCCACTAAGATTGAACCTTGAGATGTCGGCGTAGCCGCTGCATCTTGGATGAAGTTAGATACTTCTAACCTATCTAATGTATGTTGTTTTTTGATGTCGTTGATTAATGAAATACATCCTTTTTCGTATGTATCCATCTCAACAACTGGACGCAATAGGAAAAACTCACTCGCTTCTCCTGCGTATACTTGTTCCGTTACTGATAATGCTTCTGCCATGTTTTTATGTTTTTAGCGGTTTATTTACGTTTGTTTAATTCAAAAGCTTTAATATGATTGTACCAATTTGCAGATCCTACTTTGATACCTGCGCGGCGTGCTGATTGCTCGGCTTCGCTGTCTTGGATGCTGTTAGTTTCTGCGGTTACAAATACTGGAGATGTTTTAGTCGCTGGCATTGCGTCAATGATTGCTTTAGTGCCTTCGTAATCTCTCAAAAATGCGTTTTTAAATGATTCAATTACTTTAGCATCGTTCTTAATCTTTCCGGCCGCTACTGCATTTTTACACTCTTCGTCGGCTTTCTTTTTGTCTTCCTCTGCCTTTTTGTTTTTAGCTTCTTCTTCGGCTTTTGCTTTTTCGTCTGCATCTGCTTTTGCTTTCTTTTCGGCGTCCTCATCTTCGGCTTTCTTTTTAGCCTTCATTTCGTCCATCTCCTTTTTCAAGTCTTCTAATTCGGCTTTCTTTTTGTCGTATTGCTTTTTCAAATCATCCATAGATTTGTTAAGCGCGTCGATAGCCGCGATAGCTGATGCTTCGTTTGCATCTTCTACTAATCCTAATTTATTTAATACGTTTTTCATGTTCTTTTTTGTTGGTTTATTGTTTCGGTTTAAAACTTTATTTGCTTCTTTCCATAGGGCGTTAGTTGATTCGGTTACTATGGCGTTTTTGTTCTTTGAATCCGACCTGATGACCTCATCGCAAAATCCCATCGCCAATGCTTCATCTGCTCCTATCCATGTCCCTTTATCATCAGCTTTGCCTCGATTCATTATCGCCCAAATTTCGTCCTCTGTCTTCCCTGTCCGTGTTGCTATCATCTTACAAATAGCATTATTCAAAGCTTCCAATCCTTTATCTACTTTCCCATCCTCACTATAAGCCGGATGGTACATTAATGTAGCGTAATCGTACATTTTGCGCTTCCTGCCTGCTTGGAATATTACTCCCGATATTGAAGCTGCTATCCCGTAGCATACAGTATCAACTGACGCTACGGAGGATAAAATAGACGCGTATATTGATTGCCCTTCGGTTACTACTCCGCCCGGACTATTAATCCATACCTCTACCTTTGATTTGTGAAGTTCGTCCGAAATAAATAATAGTTCCTTTAAGAACTCATTACCTTGTATATTCGGCTGCCCATCCTCGTCTTTGCCTCCTATTTCTTTGTCAATGAACAATTTAGGAATATCTGCATCCACATTCTCGCAATATGTTAAGTCTTTTCCCATTTGATAGTAAAATTAATTACTAATTAGGTTCATTTGAATAATATAGTATATTTGTATTACAAAAAAAACTCTATGCACCAATACAGAATCCAAGTCGTTTTAAAACCCCGCGCTTATATGATGTTAATGGCAGATAAAGACTGCCGAATGTTGAATGTATCCTCGGCTGCGGCTCGGATTCTAGATAGGTACTTTGAGCAACTTCCCGAATCCGAACAACGCAACTTAGTAGCAATTTTCGAACGCAAACAAAAAGAACAAAATGACAAAGAACAAAAGAAACAAGCCTAAAAAAGCATCGACCCTTCAACGTGTAATGTGTTTCCAAGATTGGATTAAAACAATGGGACTACCACGCCCGAAAGGAAGCGAATTAATTGATAGCCCTAATTACTTTAAGTCTAATGGCAAACACAATCCGATTCACGGCTGTTAATCCACGTCGAAAGTGAAGTTCCCGTAAATAGTTATTGAAGTTCCTGTATCGGTAAAATTAGTAAACGTAAACGTAGGCACTCCGCTAACCATTGATGGCGTCATTACTATACAGGCATTACCTGTAGAGTTACCAAGCATCCAACAAGGAAAAGCAACATATGCAGAAGCTGAAAAGCTTGAGTTTATTGTCCATCCAATGGAAGGAAATCCAATAGCTATTTGAGAAGTCGACACGGCAGTTTTAACAACTTGAATACCAAATTGTATAAAAACTGTTTTACCTGTTTTTTTCCATACTATGTTACCTCCAGTTACAGAAGTAGCCGAACCTCCAGTAATTGAGGTTACGTTACTTAATGTTAACGCCGTGCTTTGCCAATCTGTATTTAAATAGTAGAATGTACTTTGCGCATTGCTTCCTGATGTTGCTATTGAGAAGATCCATTGCCTGATGTTGTGAACGTTAAATGTATTCCCATTGGAAAATGTTGTAGGGTCCGGACTTCCATTAGTAATAGTTAACGCCGAATAAACCGCTTTACCTGTTGCCATAGTGCCCGTAAATGCAGGTACCGTATAAATCTCCCCATTGTAATAGATGGCTCCTGCTGTGATGGTTACTGTTCCGCTCGAAGCACCATCGGCGGCGCCTGTCCTTATTAATCCCCAAAGAACATAAATAGTAGAGGTAGAATAAGAACTTCCGATTTGAGCTTGAACAGAATTACCCAACCCCTCAATGATTCCCGATTGAAGGAAAGCCAAAGAAGTCGCTAATAATGGTTGTTCCTGATTAATCGAATCATTAACGTTGCTTGTTATTATTTGGTTCATGTTAGTAAAGTATTATATTAAATGAATAGTTTGCTTGACAGTATTTACTTGCAAGTGATGTTATTTGTGATTGATACGCTGAATAAGCCGTAGGTACATAAATAGTGAAGTTATTCGCATTTAGTCCCGAGCTTGAATTTCGCATGTAACTACGTTGGAAGCTGCTACCTTGAGCCATAAATGAAGTTAATGCCGTATTTGAATTAGTAAGCCAAAAAGTATTACCGTACGTTCCGTTATTGTTGACAATATAAATTTGTGTCGAATGGCTTGCTCCTGTCCATGGTAAAGTAACTGTCCCTATGCCAAAATAGTAATTAAGGATATATTCCAACATTCCTAGCTGCCCTGTATACATTGCTCGCTCTCCTACCCCTACAAAAGTATCGCATATCCTTTGCCAATTTGTCGGGTCCGAATAAGGAGGAGTAGTAGATGTAACCCCATTTAAGTTGATACACTCATATACTGCATAGTCGGCTCCCTTTACATTATCCCCATAAACATACGTACTGCCCGAAGTCCATAAACTTGCCCCACTACCCGAAAACCATTTGTTAAATACTAAATTATTAAGCCACGTTTGAGGATACAACAATGCAGTAAGGAAGTTTAACCAAATCGACTGTCTTCTGGAAGGTATCGAAAGGTCGGACGCTACCTGCCCCTCATTGTCCGTGTATATTGTTGGTACGGTTATCATTGGTTAGATACAATAAAAGTTAATAAGCTTCCTGTTGAATCGGCATTTGTCAAGTATCCCGAGTACGTTTGGTATGTCCTTGCTAATGTTTGTGAAGAGCTTACCATCGTTACAGGTGAACCTCCCGCAACGACTGGAGTACAAATAACTGTATTTAAAACTACATCCGTAACTCCTGTTACCGATAAAATTGCGTTTTCGATGTCTGAAACGCGAACTAAACCATTAAAAGGAAGCAATGAACAATAATTATTAATAGCATTTAATACATTTGCAAGTATTACGCTATTAGATTGTCCATTGTAATACACTTTGGCCGTAACCGACAACGTATCCCCTGCTACGCTTATAACATTAGTTATCATTCCTGCAGGTAGAATAGTATTTAAATATGCTTTTAGTTCGGTTTGTTGTCCTGATGTTAGCGCGCTTCCACTTGCTGCCACCTTAATGTTAACTACTCCATTCGGTGCCGTTACCACTGCGCACGATGTTATTGGCGTCTGGTAGTAAGGTTGTGGATAACTGAAAGTAAAGTTTGAGTTCAACTGAATTGTATTCCCATCCTGAAATAAAAGTACCTGCGATGTTATCCACGCCGCAGTAGCGGCTACTGAATTAGCCACGATGGATTCGATTTGATTCTGCAATAATACAAACCTTTGCTCCATTAAGTTTTGGCTAACTGCCACAATAAAGGCCCACATATTCCAATATGCTGCCTTTGATTTACTTGTCAACGTAGGAACTAATGTATTAACCTGCGTTACTATTTGAGCCTGAATGGCTTGATATGTCCTTGCTACGTAGCTCATGCCCCTTGTATTACGTTTAATGTTAATGTATCGTTTTTATCACTCAACGTTCCGTTAACTGGAGCGTTCAATGTTGAATCCACAAATGTCGTTCGGTAGGTTTGAATGAAATGGTAAACATCGGGATGGTCATAATCCCACTCCTCCGAAATCCGGATAAACTGCCCGAAGGCTACAGTTCCACTCATCCACCCATTGAAAGCATCATACACTCCCTGCGCAATGTCCAATACTTTAAGGTCTTGGTCTTGTGTACCATCCGACGCATTATAAAATTGATGCAAAATATGAATTTTAATATCGAAAGGATTATACAATTGGTCGCCATTGCCTAACGTTTCAATAGTCGATGGACCTACGAACTCAATAAGAATGGCGGGCGTGTCGCCTGATTCATTCATCAAAGCGAAGTCGCTTATTTCTCCATTCAATAGCCTTTCTAGTTGATTATTCCACATGCGGATATAATTCACCCCTAACGAACTTAACGCCGTAAGTAATTGAGCCTGTAATGCTATAAATGCGTTTTTCATTTTGCGCTGAATACCTTGTTAAACTCTCGCTTTATTAAGCTTATTATCCGTTTGTTTAATTCCTTGCTACCTCCGATGAATTCCCTCGCAGGCATCTTGTCTGTTCCGTAATTCAAATACCCTGCATAGNTCCTTCCATCCTTCTTGCTTAATGGATTTACTCCCCATTCTACACTTTTCCAATCGTATCTTATTATACTATTCTGCAATGACTGCCTTAACGCTCCAGTACCTACCAATATATGCTTTCCTATCGTCTTTTTTGTTTCTTTCTTTCTTGGTGCCCACGGCTTACCATCCCATTGCTGCTTGTCAAAGTTCTTTTGAAAATAAAGCTGCCCACTCTCGGCAATGGCTTTAGGTAAGTCTACCTTTAACCTCTGCAAAGCGGCTATTTTCTGTTGTATTGTAAATCCTTCGGCCATTAGTCAACTTTTGTAGGATAATAATCCCAGTCTATTTCGTCGGTTCCGTTCTTTGCCCTGATAATGTGATTCTCCTCCATCATCTCTATGTTCGCCCCATCAAAGGTAAGCAAATCTACTTTACACTCCGCCTCCTCCTCTGTCGCTCTCCTTCGCACCCAATCAAATACAATAGTATACCAACCCGGAGATAAGTATATAGTTTTTAATGGTTGGTGCCATTGCCTACTATGGAGGACTAACTGATGCACAAACATTAAAGGGCGAGGTAATCCATTCCCTGCCTTGTCAACTGGATTAGTAATATTGTAAATCGGTTTACTAACCTTTTGCCCTGTTTCTCTAATCGTAGTTTCTTTGTTGATGATATTCATGTAGTTTTTCTTTTAGGTATCGGTAAGTTAAAATTCTTTTTCGCTAATTCTCGGTACCTTCTCGATACCTCGAAGTATGGGTGCTTATTCTTCCCTGTGTCCTGAAATATTACTTTCGACTTCGCAGGATTAAAACTAAACAACGGATTCTTTCCTACCTGATTGTTAACCGCTTCATCTATTCTCTCCCTACTCCATGCTCCTCCATCCTGCTTTGCGTCGTAATCATCCAAAGACATCAATACACATTTACAATTGAAATGCTGTGGAACGCATCCATCCCCATTCCATACTGGGTCATCAACTGGTGCTATTATTCCATCCACTGCGCCGCATATTTCGCACATCCTTTCGTCCTCTGTTGCCTTATATTGCACGTATGGCCTGCTTTCTTTGTTCGATTCGATGTTATTCCACTTCTCCGCCGCCCTTGCTGTTTCCAATGCTGTGTTATATTCCGACTTTAACCAATTTACATTATATTCATCGAATATTTGCCCCGCTTCATCCTTAAATTCTGCAAATGTCCTCAACTCCCCATCCTCATTAAATAACTTTTCGCTCATTTCGGCAGTTTGTTGAAATGTCTTGGCTCCCGAAAAAAAGTAAATGTTTTCGTGTACTTCATTCATAAACTCCTCATCCACGGCATCGAAGTTAACGCTAACCTTATATCCTTTTACTACTGCCTTTGTTAATACATCCGCCGTTACTTCGTATAAGTCCTTAGGAAGATGCGAAGGATAAACGGCCACTACATAAATACTATGTAATGTTTTGTTTTTTAAATCTTTAATTTTTTTTATATCGCTTTCCTCCATAAATGCGTTTTAACTTTGCTTTTAATTTTGGATTCATCGGCTCTATTGGCTCGGGTGCTATTATTACATCGCTTGTCTTTATACCTGTCTTCTCCTCGAAATCCTTAGCATCCAACTTTAATCCCGCCTGCGACATTGCCAAAGCAACATTAGCCCACGACTGCGCCTTATTAGCTTCGTTCTCGCTCTCCTTTAACGTTTCGTGGTCGTTTTTAAGTCGGTATTTATAACCGACAGGAATGTTTATGCCCAACTTTATCAACTTCGGCAAAAGAAGGTTATTAACAACGTTCTCCTCAAATCTTGTATCAATACTTTCACATTCCCTCAAAGCCATCGCTACGGGACTATCTTCTTTTCCTTGTTGACTTCCTAACTTGCCCGGAGTACCTGTAATTGAATCCTCATGACCTAAAAGAATTGCTGTAATTGTTTTTTTACATCGTGCCTCGAGGTTATCATAAGACTGCCATCCGCTTCCTGAATCTTTGTTGTTAACTAATTCAAATTGGTCATTAACATCAAGTATCATGTAATTCGATGAACCTAATTGTTGGGCCGCTTGCTCTGCTTTGCCTCTCTCCTCCTCGCTGTTGTCTACTGTCTTTATAACCGTTGTCGGCTGTCCAAATCTTTCGATATAGTCCGTATTCCAACCGATAATAGACCTCATAACAATCTCATACAAAGCCACCTTGTAAAGCAAACCGTAACCGCACCTACTTACTCCATTCTCCGAAGGAGTGCTAACATATAAAGACCAATCGTAATATTCGCCTTCCATGAAGTTAATACCAGTAGGTATATACATGAATGATGCTAAATTTAACCGGTCCGGACTTACATCTGCCCTCCGTGTTATTTGAACATCAGGGAAAGCTCCATCCACCATATCCCCGAAAGTTATCAGCGAATACCCATAATAAATAGCATCATGGATATAGTTACGCATCAATCCAAACCATTCAGTTTCTAGCAGTTTTGTTGCCTCCTCATGCGTGTTTCCCTCTTCGTCGCAAATGTGGAAAGGCTTTAAAAGCGTTAAGTTCTTGCGCTTTTGAATACATGCCGACACATGTCCATTTAAAACGGTGTCGATAAATATTTGCTGCATCAATACCCTATATGGCAAAGATGGCAATGGACGCTCGGCCTCTGCTATCGCTGCCCTCCATAGTGATGTGTCTACCTTAACACGTAGTAATTGGACAGGACCTCTATACTTGTTTAATTCTTTAGGGTCATTAACAATCCCCGCGTATATCTGTCCTGTGTAATCCGTTGGAGGTCCCGAACCTCGAACACCTGGAAAAAACATATTCTTAACTCGGGTTACTATATTCGATTTGCTTTGTAATTTCTTTGCCATGTCAGTATCCATTAATTTGTTTGACATTTCCGCCGAATCTTATCCTACCTCCTTGGTATGGCTGTATTTCGGGTATGTCCAAAGTTATCTTCCCTTCTGCACCCATCTGTAGCCAATTCATAGCGTAATCGTATTTAGCTTGTATCCAATTCGGCACTGCCTTAGGTGAAATCCTGAAAGATAAGTAATAAAGCACTATGGCCACGTAAGTATCAACTATCGACTGATTCCTGTTGTCACCAACTACCCACGTGATGGACTTCCAATTAACAATGTCGGTGCCCGGAATCTTATTCGTATTCGTTTTTATTGCTTGCCAAAGAACGCCATTATAGTTAACTGTATCATTCGGGCTGTAAGTTATCAATCCTGTCCATGTGCCTTTAGTAGCCACGAAATTAGGATATATTCCACTTACGGAATAAGGTGTACCGACCCCCCAATAAGTCGCTCCGTTGACCTTATCGTCGGGGAATACATTGAGAGGCGGTATATTTTGATATTGATAGGCTTGTAACTCGGCAGCATGTGAAGGGATAACAGTAGGAACTAAACAAGAATAGACTTTTCCATTCCAATACACGTTATCGCCAATGTTGTAAACATTTACGCTGTTGAATACTGGATAAGGATAGTTAAGGTAAATTAAACCTAATTGGGCACCTATTAGAATCCAATAAGTTGTATTTGTCGGCACCTGACTTGATGTAGTGTTAAGTATACATCTGTATACATTGCCATCGGTATAACTAACGTACGCCCCTACTATGTAGTTCTGTGAAGTCCACGCCGTATAATTAAGCTGTACTAAGGCATTAGCCTGATAGGTCGCTGAATCGCTTAATATAGTGGTATTGGCAAACTCGGTCGCCAAGTCATATTTCTGCGTTAAATATTCTTTTATCTTCGCCTGTGCCCTTGGCTCGGTTTGGAGCCTTAATAAATCGTTGTTAGCTATAATTTGCTTGAAGGCGAAATCCTGAATAGTTACTGCGTAGTCATTGTATGTTAGATAACCTGCCATAGTGCTACAAAAATATAGTATTTTTTATTTACAAAAGTAAATTGTACTACTAAAATCCATTCCTACTTGTATTCTTTCCTACCCTAACATTTGAAAATGATAGTCCGCCCCTTTGGTACTTGCTATATTCGGCAGCAAATGCGTATGTTAATAAGTACCTTGTTAAGTCCACGAAATGCCCGAAGGGTTGATAGCTTTGTCCTGTTACCTTATCCCTTATTGTCTTCTTGTCGATACCTCCATCCGCGCTTTCCTTTGTCTGCTCGAAGTCCTTTACTGCGTTCTTGCATCTTTCGGACACTAAAAACGAAATACCTTCATACTCGCTCTCCAGTATCATGTTGAAAAAGTTCAATGACATTGATACCGATGGATTTGACTTCGATACTCGGCGTTGAGGTTTGAAAACTGCCAACTCATCAATGATGAGCCGAAAGAAGTCATGCCCTACCTCCAATTTAACATCGTCCTTTTGGCTGGTGGCGTCGCCATAAATAAACATTCCCGAATTATGCCCTTGAAACTTCCTTTTTATTTCGCTGCATACCCATTTAATCTTGTTGTTAGGATGCTCGGCCGCGATTTCGTCCACCATGTAAACCCGACTACCAACCAATTGAAACACTCCAACAGGTAAAAAAGGAACTACGTTCTCATCCCAACTAATGTGAAGGGCTAAATTCGGATTGTATTCGCAGTTACCAACATGGCGAGTAAAGTTCCAACATTTCAATGCCTCACCTCCGACCGATACCCGACCCCATTCACCTAACACGTAGATTTTATAAAAGTTCGGGTTTATCCTTACCCTTTCCATCAAATGCTTTTTGTACGCCTCATCAAGGAAGGCGTTATCCCTAAATGTAGTTTTAAGGATAAAAACATCATTATCCTGAATGTCGAAAAAACGCCTTTTTAACCAATGATTCTCATCTATTGGGTTAAAAGTTAATATGAACTGCTTATAATTGTTCGTTTCTCCTCTTACACGTAGTTCTAACTGATTGAAATCCCCTTCATCTAATTCGGTCGCTTCCTCGCACCATACAGAAGTAATTCCGGCTATTGATTTAATCTTTTCGGGGTCGTCCATCCCACATAGGATAATTTCATTCCCGGATAAATGGGTAAATCGCATTTCGGATTTATTGATAACAAACTCCGTATATACACCTAAGTCAATTATTTGGTCCAAGATATTTTGATAAACTGAATTACGTAGTGTAGCGGCGACCTTCCGAACTATTAATATTCGGTGCCCATCTTCTGTTAATGTCCGGGCCACTACCTTTTGTACGGCTGCAATCGACTTACCCGAACCTGCGCCACCAAGTAATACGGTATACCTTTTTTGGCTCTGTATGAATGGAATATAGCAATCATTCACTATCATTGCTTGGCTGCTCGGGTATTATTATCGTTTGCTCCTGATTTGTGTTAACAGAGGATGCCGTTTGTATGACTAAGGTCTTTATGTTGCTATCCACATTCCCGTTAATGTCGGCTTGGACCCTTGAAAGCTTCGGCAGGATGTATTCGGCTAACTTCATAATGACATCTAACCTCTCCTTCGGCGTAAGCTCTTCTAAGTCCATCTGTATCCTATATAGGTTGTGGTCCAATAGATGGGCAAAAGCTTCTTTTATTCGGGTAGTAACTAGGTTGGGTACGCCTTTTGGGCGCCCTACACCTATTTCAATCGGATAGTTTTTTTTATTTGCCATGTATTACAAAGGTAGTATTTTTTTTGTAACCTTGTTTATTGTGTTTTAAGCACGTGAATAAGGTGTTAGTTTTGTTATTTCCTTCCTTACTTTCTTTTCGGCTTTCTTCCGGGGTTTGTAACTTGCGCCTCTAGTGTCGGGGCATTTTTGGTTAAGTAGTCGCCTTATTCGTCCGATGGTTTCGAAGTTCGATACCTTTCCCTGCTCCATTAACTTAAAGAAGTCGGGGTTTTTCAGTCCAAGGGCTTTTATTTCGTACTTGTATACTTCCTTGTAGAGTAGGATGTCTTTGTCCCTTGTTTTCGGCTTGGAGAGTAATATATCTAGTACTAACGGCCATCTTTTTTTTAGCTTTTGTATCATAGTTCCATGTATTTAAGTATGTGAGCGATTACTTCTATTGTCCACCCATTGCCGAGTGATTTGTATTTTTGTGTGTCGGATATTCCTGCTCTCTGGAGTGCTTGTTGTCCTCCTGAAATACCGTCAAAAAGGCTTAGTATATTCATTTTCATTATTTGTTTATTAAATCAATTTGTTGTTGTGTTATTTCTTTTTCTTTTGAAGTTTTAAAAATAAGGGGGACTTTCACCCCCTTTAGTTTTATTTAATTTGCTTACCTTCCACTCCTCTTTTAAGTCTATCTGCTGTTCTTTTGTTCAACCACATTAAAGATTCCTCTAATTTGGTTATAACAATAGCATTTTCTCTACAAGGGAATTTACTTTGCAAGTAGTTCATTCGGTCAATTAGCATAGCCAATACTTCCTCGTTAGTAGTTCCATCGGCTATTGTTTTCAGTACAGTTGAACCTTCAGTTATTGGTTCTTTTTGAATAAACTGAATAGTTTGTCCTTGTTGTTCTTTGTTTTCAAAATTGCCCAATTCGTAATTGTGGCCTTCTACGTTTACTTTCATTATTTTGGTTTTTATTTGCATCCATTCTCTGCAAGGATACTTGGCAGTTTATTTTTTCTTTTGAAGTTCATTGTACAAATCATCCTCGGGGAAGTCATTCAGCGG